GGTACTCAAAACATACGGTGGGTCAATGTACATAAAAACATTTCTGTAATTAAATCTCTCAATCACTTCCACCGCCGGGCGGTTCTCGATCTGTACCATGCGCAACCGTTCCGCTATGTCAATGATCCATTCCGGCAGACGGTACCAGTTCCATAATGCATAAGCTCTTTCTCTGCCCTGTACATCGTTTTTCCATCCTACCTTGCTACCATTGGTGCGGAACCCGTGCCCTTGCCAGCACTGGATTAAAAATCGTAATGCCTTATGATATGGTTCATCCGGCATCATCAGCTCCCATACATCCAGCTTATATGTATCCTCATATTTTTCACGGCTGAATGGTGTAGTCATTACCATTCTGGACAGACGATCCGCATCCTCCTGTATACACCGGAAGATATTCACAACATCATGATCCAGATCATTGATCGTTTCGATATCAGATACCGGCTTATTAAATAACACGGCCCCGCTGCCGAAGAACGGCTCTACATAGCTGTGATGTTCCGGTATCAGTTCCACCAGTCGGGGAGCAATGTTCCACTTACTTCCCGGATATTTCAATACTGTTCTCATGCTATTCCTCCAACATATCAAAAATGTTTCGTTGTCCCGTCCTGCTGTCCTCTGCTCGCATGGAAACTTCTCCGTAATTCTCTACAAGCATTTCAGCTTTTGCCCGTTCGTAGAAATTCCGGTCAATTTCGAAGCCATAACTCGGTCTGCCAAGTTCCATTGCCGCCCGAAGTGTGCTGCCGCTACCACAACATGGGTCAATCACCACGTCTCCTTCATCCGTAAAAATTTTAATCAGTTTTTTCAGCAGACATACCGGCTTCTGTGTCGGGTGGATATTTGGATATTTCCCTTTTGGATCTTTCTCCCAGGGCATCCAATCAAAGATCATCTTTCCATCGTTGTTAAACTTTGGCAGCTTGTCCCGATAAAAGATAAGTCCGTGCTCGGTTCCAAGCCATATTGCCTTATCTGTTTCCGGCAATCCCTTATGCAATACAAGAGCGTGTTCCGTTGCACCTACCACCCTCATGTTCGCCTTTAAAACCTGCGCGGAATAGTTCTTGCAAAATGTAAGATGAATATTATTTCCGAATCCGTGTTTTTCTGCCGCTTTGAGCATGGTTGGTATCTGCTGGAACGAACAGAACACGATCATGCATGGCGCTTTGCCCTTTTCCTTTGGCTCTTTCTTAAGCATCTTGCTACAGAAATGGAAGTATTCGTACAGATTAAAATTGAAATCTGAATTAAACGCTGCCTTCCCCGCAAGTTTGCTCTCTCCGTTTTTATTATCACCACCGACATACCACATAGGGCTACTTCCGTACATATTATTTCCAAGATTGTACGGCACATCTGCGATTACAAGCTGTGCCTTTGGGATTCCATACTTTTTGTAATTCTGCATAGAATCTCTGTAAATTTCACATTTTAATTTCTTCATTTTTCCTAAAAGGAACCCGATATATCGTTACCCCAGCTGGAGGTTCGGCTCCTTTCTTATATTCCGTGCACACATCTACAATAGTGCACTTTAAATTTAATTATGTTGTGTTTTATGCAACAAACTCATTGTTTTATTGCTTTTAAATCATCCAATCTAACGGAAAACCTCTCACTCCTTTTTTATTTCAAAATTTCATCCAAGCAGGCATTAAAGCCCACCCGACGTATTGATGTGCTGAGATCTTCATAACCAGATTTCAACTCTGGTATCTTCTCCGGCAGTTCCCGGAGCGGACACCAATCATGCCGTTTCTCGGTGAATGTGCTTTGTGATAATTTCGAAGCACCATTGTTTAACACATTCATGAGCTGGCATTTTTTAGTTTCTTGAAATTCGTACATGAATTTACACTTACTGCACGATTCCGGCATATCCATAACCAATACTGCTTTAGACATCGCTCCCCACATCCTATTTTTTATACACTCTCCATGCTTCAAAGCTATTTCCTTTAGGTACATCGCAAAGCCAATACGCTGTACGTGTTTCTCCATCTTCATCAGTTCCAAAACCATAATAAATATAGGCTTCTTCTACCGTTAATTCGTTTACGTTACACCCATATTCTTCCGCGCCAATTTTTAAAGCTTCTTCCTTGTTGTATTTACTCGCATTGAAACCAAGTGAATTGTCGTCTCCGCAAAAACAACCATAATCAAATTTACTCATATTCTCACACTCCTTCCGGCTTCTCGCACCGCTCAAATTCAATTACCCACACCCACGGATTCGCATCCCAGCCGTAGCAGTCAAGGTCAGATTTCTTGATGGTGGATTCCCACAGCCAAGCAAATTGCTCCTTTGTAATCCCGTACTCTGGGTCTACTTCTGTTCCATAATTTTTTTCACCGTATCCGATATCATCATAGAAAAGGTTTCCAACACCTTCGCTTTCTGCCCCCTTTGGTGTTATATCCTGCAACCGCTCCACCCTCACATCCGTAACCTTAAGCCAGATACGTGCCGCTTCTTTTGGCATGTGGATGGATGGTTTCCATCCAAAACCAGCGAAATTAAGGCTGTCTAATCTGTATATGTCACAATCAGCCTTGTACATTGTCAGTCCTGCATAATCCATCCATGTTTCTCGGACATACATGGTATCGCCCGGCTGATACGGTGGCTTTATATACTTAATAGAACCGCCGCACTCATCAATGCCAAATCCAAAGCATCCTACCTCTTTCTTCTCTGTACTGTCGGTAACAAAACCGAGCGGAAATGTATGCTTTCCGTCTGGTTGAGGCTTTACCAACCGCCTTGTGCAAGTCTTTCGTCCGTCCAGAATCGCCCGAACCATTTCTGTGTTGAATAAAATCGGTTTAATTGACATCTGTGTATCTCACTTCCTTTGCTGCTCTCATGAGCGGGCACCTATTGCATTTGTTTTCGTCAACAGCATTTGCATACGCGCTCGCCAAAACCTTATGATTTTCCTCTGCCATATGTAACAATCCAATCAATCTGTCTTTTTTCATGTTATTCAGTGTGGAATCCGCCGGAAGCGGTTTCCCGATCACGCCTTTGTCAAACCCGTTAAAATTAACCATCTACTCCGCCACCTTTCACAATCTCGATTGCTTTACTAATAAGGCATACCGTGCAGTCCGATGCTCTACACTCTTCTCCAAAACAATCTTTGTTCACTGGTGATGTCATTATTTTTTCAACTTCTTCCAACTGCTCCACAACCTTGTCCAGGTCATAGGCGGTCGGCATATTGTTAATCACATCTTTTACTGCATCATAATCTTTCATGTTTTCAAGCCTTCCGCTTAGGTTGTCCAAAAACAGCCCAGCATCAATCAATCTTCCCATCGTTCGCCCTCCTGTTCCATGTCTCTGCCGCACGTTCCTTTGTGCTTCTCTCTGCGCTTTCCGCCCCACAGTGATAACACCTAACAACATAACCACTATTAAATCCTGTCATTATTGGCGGAAGAATGCCATTCGCTTTAAGCCAATCCATATAGCTTTGGTCATATGGATGCTGATAGCACATTACCGCTGGTTCCATTTCACCGCCACAAAACGGGCATGGCTTAAGTTCTTCATTCATTCTTCGTTTTCCTTCCATTTCTCACATGTATCATCCAGTCCACGGAAATCTGCACAGTGTTCACTGTCTCCATTGCAACAAACGCCCTCATATTCAGCGTAGTATTTACATGTACTGCAATATTTTTTTGTTATTGATTCATTCTCCGTCATGGCTCTATCTTTCATTTCTGCCAATTCCTCCTGACTGAATTTTGTGTAACCGATTCCACAATTTGTAAATCCTCCCGCTCTATACGCTATGGTTCTCGGCATCCTACACCTCCAACAGTTCCGGGTTATCAATCATGTTGCCGATCACTTCAAAATTCTCTGAATCAAAATCATCCAGTTCCTCGTAGTCATCACAGCCCGGCTCATTCGCACACCATCCGTTTTCATGCCACACGACACGCTTTCTCGTCTCATCTTCTGGAAACTCAACGTCGATATGCCCTGAAAGAATATCATTCTCAAAAATCAGCTTGCCGTTCTTGTCCTCACGTCCTGTGCACCGGCAGATTGTTGATGCTTCAACTTCAACCCATCCATCAGTTTCTCCACTAGAATAAAATATTGTGCCCGGTTCAAATATCATATGGACTTCTTTATCATGCATATCTAATCCTTTTACATAATATCCTTCCACCCATTCCCCATTATCAATCCGCTTTGCGCGGAATAAATATCTATTCTCCATCACGTTTCACCTTTCTTTCTTTGATCTGCTCTAACATGATCCTCGATACCTCTGGAAGTCTTAAGCTCTCCATGCATCCATTATGCAGACCGCTTTCCTCATTCCACTTTGCCACCGGGCATTTCTTGCAGAGAGTGTTCGTGCAGAACTCTCCGATCTGCCGGATAGTCAGTTCTTTATCTGTCATGTGCACTGTTCTCATCTCCTTTGCAAAATCCTCTATGTTCATGCACGGAGAAAGAAATACTTCCGGTCTGCTTCATGTAAGTCAATTTTTCTCCGGTCAGCTCACATTTATGTTTACGTTCGTTCAAATACTGACATCTTCCATCACAATACATCGCTTTCCCCCTCCATTTCTTTCAGCTTGGCTTCGGCTTCCTCGTATGTAAGAAAAACAGTTTTACCTATCTCGCTTACCGGAAACTCTGGCATATCTTCACCATATCCGCCCCAGAGTTCTGAATGGTTTGAATGATAAGAAGCTCGGATATACAACACATCATCCTCATATTCAAAACCATACACTTTTCTCACATCAATGATGTCTTCCGGTGTCTCCCCGGCTCCTAATCTGTCCTCTACACATTCACGATAAAACTCGTAGAGCTTGTCTCCTTTGTTGCATGGGAAAATAATCATTCTTCCCTGCTCCTCGGCATCCTCATAGTCTTTGAGTTTCCGATATACGGCATCTATTTCCTCGCAATCCGGTTCACATGCCCTTTCCCACAGTTCATCATCAATCCACAATGGATTTCTCTCTGTTAATCTCTCCATGCTATCCCTCACTTTCTGCCCGAAGCCATTGTTCCACATCTGTAACAGAACACATTGCAACACCGCCCTCAATGGTCTTTACGCTACCCTGCTCATATGTTTCGATTGAGCAAAGGAAATCTAAAAGTTCTTCATCCGTCATGCTCCGGATCCGGTCTGCATTGGTCTGCGGTTTTTTCTTATCTCTAAGAAATGCTCCGATCACGGGCATATCTCTTTCTGCAAAAGATAGATGCTCACTGCTTTTTCCCAAATAGATAATCAGTGGATTTTGCTTTCCGGCTTTACTGGCTCTTAATACCTCGTATGGATTGTTTGACAGCGAAAGCAGTTCCCATCCATCCCCGACCAACCATTTTTTCAAATCTTCCAGCTTACTGATATGTAATACATTTCTTTTTGCCATCATTATCCCTCGCTTTCCCGGTACGGCTCCGGCTGTGGCATCCAGGCTGTGACATTTACACTATCAATATCATCACCGAGGACAAACCGTCCTCCCAAATATTGTACAAAGCAACAACGGTTTCGATATGTATCCCATCCAATTACACTATTAAGAGATTCTTCCGGCAGTCTCTCACTTACTGGAATCCATCCGCTTTCCTGCTTCAAAATCCTGTTGATTTCTTCCTCTGAAACCACTTTTGTTAGTGGAGAATATCCACAGGCTTCTGTTAATGATTCAGTTATCCGGTTTTTAATTCTGCTCATTTCCATTCTGGTCCTCACTCTCTGCCAGTTTGGCATGCTCCCATATTATTGTAGATCCATTAGTGGTGCTCCATGATGTTTTGCCACCGCTCCACACATACACATAATTGTTCTCGAATTTAGCAAAATGTTTTTTCTCCCATTCGTCGCTGCTGCAGCATCTAACATAAATCGGTGTGTCAACAGGAACTTTACTCCAATCAACAGGCGGCTTGCCATATTCGTTATCAGCCCAATCCCTTAATTTTTTTGTACAATCGTTACAACCATAAAAATCACAATCAATGCATTTTCCACATGATTTCGGTTTTCCATGAACGATAGCTACTTTATATCCATCACAGGCAATTTCTGCGATCTCCTTGGCATACTTCTCTTTATTCAGCATCTTTCTTCTCCTTCCCGTACCGCAACTGATACGGTACTTCTCTGAATCTTTTCAACGCATCCTGGTCCGGGTGCTTTGTCGGCATTGACAAGTTATTATTCATTTTTCCGATAATTGCGCGGCGTTTCTTACCTTCTTTCCACATTTATATCTCCCCGCTCCTTTCATCACGGCCACGATCTCCCGATATTCTCTTTCCCTCTTGGAAATTTCCCGATCAAGTACATCCAACCGTCTAAACAGTGCCGCCGTGTACTCTTCGTCCGTCAGCTCCGTTGTTCTTTTCTTACCTTTTGCCGCAAGTGGCAACCGCACCTGTTCGCCGTTATGTATCAGGATCTTAATGATCTCCAATCGCGGCACACAATTTAAATCTGCTAAAATCTGCAACTGGCTTGCTCTGTCCTTTGCGCTGCGGTACTGCCTGCAAATTTCTCCCTCCGTCATATTCACTTCAACCACCTCCCGGTTGTGAATTTAGCACCTGTTTTTCTAATTCGTCATAGTCATACTGACGATGATTAATATTACTAAAAGCATTGCTTTTGCCCTTATGCTCTGTTGCTTTACCAGGCACATAGTTCTCATCCAGATAATCTACATAGCCACTGTTAAAAAATGTGCTCCCGTACTGTGCTTTCCGCCAGTCGGCGTCCTTCTGCAATTCAAGACTGTAGCGGTCAATCGCTTTAACAAGCCTATCTTCCCCGATTGCAAGTAGCCGTTTCTTTTGGGTATCCGATACCTGTCCTTTGCCTTTTTTGTTCGGATATGCTTTCCACAGACGTTCGAACAACGCTTTGGCATCCGCCAAAGTATTTTTATTATTATCATTAACATTTACAGTAACATTAACATTATCAGTAACAGGGTTATTTTGCTTTTCAGAAAAACCATTTGCTTTTTTTGCTTTCTCTTGTTTTTGTGAAATATCTTTTGTTTTTGGTCTGCCGCCAAGTTTTCCGGCTTCCCGACGTTTCTCAATTTTCTCTAAATATGCGGCAGTGTCACGATCTATCCTTGATTTGATAAAGCTGAATGCCATATTGGTCATGCCGTCCATTTCCGGCAGTTCATCCCCTGACGCGTAACACAATACTGCCGTCAGGAGTGCTCCTCGCTGTTCCATCGTAAGCAGTTTTATATGTTCCAGATACTCCGCATACAGGACAAAGCTGCTCTTTTCATCCGTCAAGACATCACCCCGTTTCCAAGTCCTTAAGAAGCTCTCTCAGTGACATTTTTGCCTGCGCCTGTGTAAGTTCCGTAATGGTCACTTCAATTCTTGGATTGTCCTTATCCACGTCCGTATCAAAGTAAAAATGCGGTATATATTTCTGACCATCATCTTTGATTACCCATGCTTTTTTCAAGCTGTCCTGCACGAACTTGGCGGCGCAGGACAAAATGTTATCATTATCCCTGCGACGGTCTTTTTCATAAAACTGATAGTAGATCAGAACCGGATCCGTAATATGTACACCGGGAAGTTGCTGCCTTATATACCAGATGATAGAATCCTCGCTTTTCTTTTTCATCCGTCCGCCCTTGCGGGGATTCGTCCGGTTGGCGGCTGTGTAATCATTCAGGCCATCCAACCGTCCGGGAATCGTAAATTTATACTCCATTGACACCACCCATTCCCACATTACAGCTTCTTATTTCAAGGATTGTATTATTACTTGGATTCCATGCATCAACATAACTCATTGCAGCATCAAACTGTAATGCTGGAATATTGTTTCTGGAATTGACACCAAAATAATCCTGAATGTCACGGTTACACTCTGCAAACACCTTTTTACTCATTTCTTTATATGCCGGTGCTTTCTTACCTCCAAGAACCTCAATTACCCTTTTATTTACAGTTTTCTTTAAATCCTGCTGTCGACCGTAATCAATCGTCATGGTATTTTCAAGATGTTCAATGCGGTTCTCGTGATTGTCCACCATTCCAAGCTGAATCCTCATCATTTCTTCCGGTGTCAGCCGCTTCTGATAAGAACCATTTTTTCTGATCTGCGGTAATACCTCAGACGTTACCCAATGCTTAAAACGTTTTGCACTTGCCAGCTTGCTTCCAAAAATCAACGCATATACACCGGATTCGTTAATAACAACCGCTGCCTGATCTCTGCCGATGGCGTCACGAATCGTTACTCCATCCATCTTGTCCTCATCATCTACATGATCCAATATTGCTTTTCTGGAATTGCTGTATCCTAAAACCTCTGCAATATCTTTTCCTACAAACCATGGTTCTCCATCTATGACCACTGTCCGGATTTCTCCAAATTCTCTATTCTTAAAAATCTCTAACTGATTCAATATCTTCTCCTTTCCCTCCGGCACCCATCGGCACCGGAGATCATGGCTCTCAATAATACTGTGATATATTATTCTGCATGAACTGTTTCTTAAGGTGTTTCAACCCTACAAATAACTTTTTCCATATCTCTTCCGAAATGTGTCCCTGGCATCATCCTCGTTCACATCCTCATGTTCTACGATATAGTGCTTTTCCCACGCAAGCTGACCGATGATGTGCATTAATGCACTCATTTCCTTATTGCGGTGCACACTCATGTTTCCCTCATGATGCTCATAGGATAACGGCACCCACAGACCATCTTCGTCCGATAACCGGCGGTTCGCTGTCCCCTCAAAGATATGATGCCTGTGCACGTTCGGCGTGCCGTCGATCATGTCATACCCGGCATATTTCATATCAATAACAATAGAATCTTTCATCTACACCTCCCCGATCAATTCACTTGACCAGATAGGTCTATTCAATACTTTCGTATGCTTGCAGTAATCACAATGTTCACAACGCATCGGCTCTACTGCTCCACTTTTCAGCATAAGGATTGTTGATACGTTGTGCTCAACCTCTGTAAGTGCTTCATCAAGCAGGCTCTGTTCCACAGCGATCACCTGTATATCAGCCTCTTTTTCTTTTGAGACTGCCGCAATAAAAAATGGAAGCTTCTTTCCAGTATTGATTTCAACAACTTTCTGATAAACTGCGCCCTGAATGTAATAACCCCATTCTGCAAGGAAATTAAGGTGTCCTGTATCTGGATGATAAAATTCCTTGGTAATACTCTGACAGGTTTTCAGATCCACAATGCATTTGCCTGGATGGTAACTGTCAATTTTGATTTTCCACTTTGCACCAAACATATCCGCTGTCATGATGACCTGTTTTTCGCCACTCATGTACTGCATAAACAGTGCATCCCTTTCACATCGGTTAATCATCTCATTTGCCTTTACATACTCGGCTTTCAGATTTCCATCCTTTTTAAACATGCATGGATGCTGCGCTTTGAATAAATCAAGCGTTCCCTCAAAATGTGCATCTACATAAGAACCGACCATCAATGCTGTGGAATCTTCCATAGCCTCCACCCATGTACCATTTAACTTTGAAAGGGCATATTCTTCACAGCCAGGCTTGCCGTATGTACCCATAAAATCTTTATACTGGCTGACAGATAAATACTCTTCATTTGCCTCACGGCTGTAATAATTCTCACTCGTTAATAACATTATCAAATACCTCCGATGCTTCTTTTGCGATTTGTGCCTGTCTGGAATCTGCGAATGGATCCGGCACTTCTTTTTCAACAGGGAAATAATCCTCTACCTTTGCCTGTCCGTTTTTCAAAGCTGTGTATACTCCCCATAAGTCGGTACACTCGTCAGCACCAAAATCTCCCATGTTCCGTCCTGCATATTTTTCGATCTGTTCTTTTGTAACTCCAAAATCTTTTTTAAACAGCTTTTCAATCTTGTTGATCTTCTCCTGGCTCGGAAGTTCTCCATAGCTTTTTTTCTGTGTTTCTTTACATTCATTAACAGCCATATCTACAACGTCTCCCGGAATAACTCCGAGGATACAGGCTCTCATTCTTCTTGCACCGAAGTTTGCGGTAGCCTCATAAATATCCCTGCTGTCAGTAAGCGCATACGATCCATTTCTTGTATCTCTTTTATGCTCAACACCGAAAATCTTTGTCACACGGGTATTTGTCTCTAAATCCCACGCATATGCCATCATTTCTGATTTTCCGTCTTTCTGCTCTAACTCGATAATTCCATAGTCGATATTTCCCCAGTTCTGAGCTAATGACTCCGCCAGACGGACCGATGGTCCGCTGACGTTCTGTCCGCCTCTTGGATATGAATAAATTGCCTGTTCTGCTAACGTGGCTCTCTGACAACTCCTTCTTATCTTTTCTATTGCTTCATATTCATCTCTGGGAAACTTCTTAGCCATAAAGATGGCGCCCTGAACTTCCTGTGTCTGTCTGTTTACCATCATTTCTGTCTGTGATGTCTTAGGTGCAACTGCCGTCTGCTGTCCTACTGATACCATATTATCCATGCCATACCTCCTATAATGTAACTACCGTCATTGTGTCATCATCTGTTGTTCTGGTCGCAATAAACTGCAACCCTTTGTTTTTGCATTTCTGATACAGTTTTTCACGCAGATCTGTTGCAAGTTTCTCCACTCCATCGATCAGGATGATATTTAAACCATTCGGATTCTGAATCGCCACATCAATGCAGAGATCCAGCTTTTCTCCTTCAGACAGATTCGATACCGGTAAGCCGTTAATTAACGGCGTTCCGTTCTCAACAGTCAAACCATCAATCGGGATCGTGCAGTTTGCAAGGATTTCCCCAGGAAGCGTTCTCGCTTTCTCAATCTTGTCCGTAAGCTCCTGTGACTGTACCTGCATTTCCTCGATCTCACTCTGCAAACGGAGCATTCTTTTATATTCATTGATATGAGACTGCATTTTTTCAATCTCCTGTGCCTGCTCCTGTAATGCCGCAACATCCTGCGGCTGCCTGTCTGCATATTCTGCATACTCGGCAATCTCTGCATCAAAACGTGCCACATTTGCTTTATATGTCTGCTCAATGACTTCCAATTTGTCCTGTTTCTTGGATGTAAGTGATTCTTTTTCTGTTTCATACGCCCTGATCTGTTCTTTCAAGGATGCAATAGATTTATCAATCTGATTTGCCCGATTGGAAATCTCACGATCTAATGCTGTGATTTCAATCTCACGGTCAGCATCAAATTTCCTGATCTTACTGTCACGGCTGTCTCTCAACAGTTTTGCTTTCTCAATGGTCTGGTTCTCTTTCTGTATACGCTCAATCTGTCGATAAATATCTCCAGCACTTGCCTGTTCCCATTTTTCAACATCATATCCAGCCGGTATGCTTGCGGCTATTTCCTCAACAAATGCCTTACTGTTACGAATGTCACGGTCAATATTACGGCGGTTCTGATAATAATCGCCGTTCTCTGCCTGAATATCATTCAGCACAGAAAGAATGTTCTGATCGTAAGAAACCCACGCCGGAATCTCCCCGAACCACTCCTTGATTTTGTTCATATCCCATGGATACTCAATCATATCAAGGATGATCGCATTCTGCTGCTTTTTATCCATGTTCATAAACTCGATAGGGTTCAACTGCAACGGTGTGAATAATTCCTTTAAAAACGCTTCTGGACTTCCTACCTCTAAACCATCTCTTTTCACTGACTTATAAGGTGCCTTTCCTATTCTGACCTTACGATCAATGGAAAGTCCGGTATCCGTTTCAACGATAATCTCGCCCTCGTTCTCTCCCTTATGTACGATATAGTCGCGATCACTCTTATTGGTAAGCGCGTACTTAATTGCATCCAGCACAGAACTCTTGCCTGTACCATTTTTACCGGACAGCTCCAAAGAACTTCCATCTGCCTCATACTCTCTGATTCCGAAAAGATTTTTGATTTTAATTTTTGTAATATTACTCATGCTTGATCTCCTTTAATATCTGTATTCTCTTGTCACTTTGTCCCCATCGTTCTCAATCATGATGGATAATTCTGTCTCAGTATTGAGACAAAACCTGCTTCTTATATCTCCGTTGGATGTACAGACAATCGCTGCCACTCCCTCAACGCCGATTTCTTCTAAAACCTCACTCAAATGCTGCAACTCTTCAATAAGATTTTCCTCATCCTTACTGCACAACTTAATTTTTGACACTTATAAATTCCTCCATTTCCATCTGCGTCCAATCCGTTGCCCGGACCATCCGCTCCATCTGTTTTTCACGCTCATACCGTTCCGTCTCCCCGGTTATGCAGTCATCACACACTCCGTTACGACCTTCACCCGGATCCATGGAACATCCACAGCGTTTGCATTGTTTCTCATACATTGACACAACCTCAATTCCAGTGTTACAATAAACGCAGAAATACTTGGTATTTCCACGATTGAAATAGCACCTGTTCTCGCCAAAGAATTTTCAGGGTGCTATTTTTTTGTCCTCGATCAGCTCCATATCTCCATCCAGCTTGTCCGCCTGATGAAAACAAAACATCTCGATCTGCATCTCTCTTCTGCGCTCCGACAGAACTCTCAACCCATATCCAGCTCCGGCGATAAATCCGCCAAGGATACAAACTGCTCCGGCGTAGTACATGTATACTCCGTCACTGTCGAGGCAGCACATGGCAAGCATTGATATAATCCCGCCGGTTGCCATGATGATTTTAGATAAACGTCTCACACACTATCACCTCCCTGTTCCCGTTGTTCTAAGTCTCCACTTTTCAAAAACCTCTGTGTCAAATAAAATCGGACTGTTTCTTGCCGGAGTCGCTTTCCACGCATAGTTTTGTCCTTTTCTGCGGTATGCATAAAGTAAGTACTCACGCGGAAATCCCATTTTTTCAAGCTCTGTCGCTCTCATAACCGGCTTAGGGTAAATCATCTAACCACCTCCTACTCTGTTGGAATGCCGATCACACTCTCCATCAGATCAATGTGATCTACGGTTATATGTACCTCGGTATGCGGATCATGGTTCTTTTTCAACCAGTCGACTACCGGCTTACACAGTTTTTCTAACTCTTCTACTTCGCTCATATTTCTCCTTTCTCGTTACATTTCTTTATTTCTCCATCTGTGGTATGATCTCCTTACAGGACGTTGCCGCGTCCGAGTATCATGAAAGGAGATATGCTTATGTCTGAGAAATTACATGACTTAACAATTCTTTATTTGCAAAAGTCAGATATTTCAAACCTCACCCCGGAACAGCTTTTTGACAAGTACAATGAGGTCTACAATCAAATGAAGGCTTATCAAAAATCCAATAAAGACTCGAATGTCGCTGTTCTTAAGTGATTTATACAGCTCTGCTAAAGCTGTTGATTCTCCACTAAGGTCTTCACTGCAGGACTCCTTTGCTATCTTTTCCATCTGATATCGAAGGAGTTCCTTCTCTGTAGCTTCAGAAATTTTAATTCCTTTTCTATATTTCACTCAATCATCTCCCTTCTCAATAGGTTTTGCTAATCCCGCTGATGCTTCGGACTCGATTTAGAGAGCGTCTTCTGACTTTTCTCCAAAACATCGGTCATACTTTCCATAATTTGGCTTGTAATAACTGTGGCATCACTTTTATTTCTGAATATCTTCTCAATGCGCTTCAAAGTACTGTCAATGCTTTGGAGCGTTTCTTCTACTGTTAATTTACTCATTCTACTCGCGTCCTCTTGACTTATTAAACAAGCAGCACATAAGAAAGCTACTTCTTCTCTTGAAAAGGACTGCTTCCTGCCCGAAGTGGTCTTTTTCTTTTTTGTCTTTCTCACTCAATCACTCTCCCTTCTATTACTTTATTGAACTGATGTTGTGGTATCTTCTAATGCTCCACCATTCGCCATATTACGGTTTAACCGTTATTTATGGGTAAAAAAATAAGTTCACTATAAGATACACCATATACCTGTTCCATCTTTTGGATAATCGGAACATCCGGATATGACTTTCCTCTCTCATAGTTACTAAGCGTATCTGGCGTAATTCCAATAAGTTTTGCCGCTTTTACTTGCGTCAGTCCCTTATTTACCCTCGCGCTTTTTAACGTAATTGCCATGTTTTTATCACACCCCTTTCGTTTTGTCTGAAATTAATATACTACGGTTTAACCGTAATGTCAACGGTTTTTTCGTATTTTTTTTAGAAATATATTGATTTTTTTACGGTTTCCCCATATAATTTAATTACATCAAATAAGAAAAGAGGTGTCTACATATGAGCGGACTCGGCAATAAAGAAATAATGGCCAAAAATATTCGACATTATATGGAGCTTAAAGGTAAAGACCGCAATCAAATATGTAAAGATTTAGGATTTAAATACACAACTTTCACTGATTGGATAAATGGAAATACCTATCCAAGAATTGATAAAATTGAATTAATGGCAAATTATTTTGGAATTACTAAGGCAGATTTAGTTGAAGAAAACGGTTTATCCGCAAGAGATAATCGTGACATAAAAAAAGATCTTGATAATATCATGGAAAAACTAACATCTAAGGAATATGGTCCAGCTGCCTATGATGGCGAAGACCTATCAGAAGAATCAATGGATTTATTCCGTGATGAACTAGAAATTGCTTTAAAACGTTTAAAACTTATTAATAAAGAAAAGTACAATCCAAACAAGAACAAAAAGTAGGTGATGATTCTTTTGGATAATAAACAAATTAAACAAATTGTTTCTTATTATTGTAAAAAATTTAATACGAGAAATCCATTTGAAATAGCAGATTATCTTGGAATATTATACCAAATAGGAGATATCGGATGCTCTGGTTGCTATATGTTTCTAAAAAATCATAGATATATATTTCTCAATCAGAATTTATCAGAACCCGAAGCAAGAATGGTAATGGCCCACGAACTTGGGCACGCCGTCATGCATCGAAAAGAAAACTGTTATTTTATCCGCAACAAGACGCTTTTACTTAATTCCAAAATAGAAATCGAAGCAAATTCTTTTGCTGCAGAACTTCTTATGCCAGATGAATTGATATGGGAGTATCCAGACATGACACTAGATCAGATTGCTCGAATAGCAGGTTATTCTGAACAAATAATGAAATTTAAGAAATTGTAAGTAACAACATTCATACCCACATATATAAATTCAAACGATCATACTTGAACTATGTAAATAAACCAAATGAAAGAAGGAACAGAGTTATGAGAGAAGATACAAAAAAATGTATTCAAGAATTTCAAATCAAAACTTTCGGAAATGCAAAAAACATTGAAAAGGCAGAAACACTGGTTGATGCAAATGAAGTAATTAGATATATTGCTCCAACAAACATCATAACCTTATCAACTTCATCACTAAAAAAAGAAAAATTTCCGGGTATCGTTATACTTACAAATAACAGGGTTATTTTCGATTTCCAAGTACTAAATAATAATCATTCTGAAATTTTTTCAGTCAGTGAAATTCGTTCCATTGAATCAAGTGGAAATAGTCTCACCGGTGGACATATAATAATTCATACAATATCAAAAGATTTTGATTTCTTAGTAACTTACAAAAAGGATATCATTCAAAACATACAACGAACATTTGATGCCATTCGCGCAACTGCAACTCAAAAACCAATTCAACAAACAACAACTATATCCGAAGCTGATGAACTGGCAAAATTTAAGAAGCTGTTAGACCAAGGAATTATCACAGAAGAAGAATTTGACGCAAAGAAAAAGCAGATATTATCCTTATAAAGATTATCACTAATGTAAAAACAAGGGAGTATCTATGAAAAAAGTATTTTCCATTAAGGCTAGCAGGATATAATGAATGGATTATGAAATTTAAAAGATACACAAAATAAACATTTGCTTTCAATAAAAAAAACGTCTTTCGTCGAACTGACGTTTGATTATTGGAGGTACATATGAGTGAAAAAATAACACAAGCTGAAGCAGACAAATTATTGAACATGTTAAAACATTCCCTTATTAATGAAATTATTTTTCCTGAAAAAGGAAATTCTACAGAATTTAATGTAAGAGGTTCCTCAACTAAAGACATATTTGCAATCAAAATATATCGTGGTAGAATTAATCATAATAAATATGAAATAGGGGCAAGAATAATAAAAAACAATGTTATGTTACTAGAATTACATATCAATCCAGGAAAACCACATCAAAATCCAGATGGCACAAAATTAATAGGCTCACATTGGCATATTTATACCGAAGAATACTATCGAAGTCTAGCCTTTCCTGCTGATGACATTCAATCTGATGATTTTGTAAATAACACCATTCTTTTTTTAGATAAGTTCAATGTAATAGACAAACCAACTATACACTATCAGCTTGAATTATTGCCTTAAGAAAGGAGAAATACAATGAACATAGAAAAATATATTGATGATTATGTAAATTGGTTAAAAAATGAAATCACATTTACACAAATTGGAGAATATTACGAAATCAATACTCCTTTCTTAGATTCAAGTAATGATTATCTCCAATTCTATGTTAAACAAGATGGCAATAATATTTTTTTCACAGACGATGGATATACACTAAATGATTTAGAAAATTCTGGATTTAAAATGACACCAAACCGAAAAAAACAGTTAACTACGATTTTAAACCAATACGGTGTTCGCTTAAATAAAAAAGAATTAGTTCTATCCGCACCAGCAATCGAATTTGCAAAAAAGAAGCACGCCTTTACTCAATGTATATTAAAGGTAAATGACTTATATCTGACATCGCGTTCAAAGGTTACTTCATATTTTTTGGATGATATCCAAGACTTTTTTCAAGAGAGAGAAATTTATTGTTTTGCAAATATGCAATTCGTTGGTAAGTCCGGATATGCTCATAACTATGATTTTGCAATACAACGCACACGGAACATGCCTGAAAGACTCTGCCTTGCAATAAATAATCCTTCGCGTACTTCTCTCAGTAGCACGATTTTTGCATGGAATGACACAAGACCTGCAAGACCACAAAATTCAAAATTAATAGTTTTTTTAAACGATTCAAATTCGATAAGTAAAAATGTTGAAGATGCATTTCGTAACTATGAAATAGACACCATCCGATGGAGCGAACGCGAGCAAGCTAAAAATATCACTTTATTAACTGCATAAAAATCGCCTCTGGTACTGGAATACCAAAGGCGAAATACATTGCTCCGAAGATGCAATGCCCTGAACAAGCATATTGTATCATTCGGAGCAGCCAAACGCAAGCGGAACACCAGTTCTCTGCTGGCTGTTATTTTTATACCCAAAAAACGGGTCGATTTCGACACCTTTAATATCAGAAAGGATGATACTATGGCAAAAGCAAAATACACAAAAAACTCTCGTGGCGAGTATGAAACCAAGATCTGGGACGGCACTTACAATGCTGACGGCAGCAAACATCGTAAACGTCTCGTCTCAAAGAAATCCAGTGCTGATCTGGAGCGACAGGTAAATCAGTTGAAAAACGATGTGGAAAATGGTCAGTATGTTCAGGGAACCGACGTGACTTTTTTAGAGTATGCACGAAGCTGGCTTAAGACAAAAAAGGCTGCCCGTGAAATGAATACTCGGAAAATGTATGAAAATATCATAGAAACGCATCTATCCTTTTTAGAGGACGTCCGTTTGTGTGATATTCGAAACAGTCACTTCCAGTTAGCTATCAACAATGCGCTGGATAAGCCGCGGACTTGTGAACAAATAGAAGTTACTTTTAAACAGATCATGAAAATGGCTGTAGCTGATAATTATATCGGCGTCGGAATGTACGACAAGATCTGCGCAGACATCAATCTGCCAAAGTATGTCAAAAAAGAAAAACGCCCTCTCACGTCCGAGGAAAAAGAAGCTATTTCAAAGGCAGATTTTGCAAACAGAGAGAAAGCGTTTATCTATATCATATATTCCTGTGGATTACGCCGTGGGGAAGCTCTGGCGCTATCAAAATTCGACTTTAAATCGGAAGGTGGCAAATACTCCGTCTCGATCACAAAAACGCTTATTTTCCCGAAAAACACGTCGGAGATCAAGCAGATGCCAAAAAGCGATCACGGATTTCGGTCTGTTCCAATCCCGGATACTACTGCAGCCTTTTTAAAAGAGTACATCTCTACTCTTCCCGGTACATATCTGTTTACCTGTCGTGACGGATCAAACATGACACATTCCGCTTATGTAAAAATGTGGGCGTCTATAGTAAAGAAAATAAATTATGCTGCAGGCGGTACTGATGCTTTTCCTGTCGTGTCCGGTCTGACTGCACACATCTTCCGACACAATTACTGCACGAACCTGTGTTACCAGGTGCCGGCGATCAGTATAAAGAAAATTGCTCAGCTAATGGGAGATACAGAGAAAATGGTACTGGATGTATATAATCACATCATGGAAGAAAAAGAAGATGCCGCAGCCGTTGTAAATGATGTTTTGGCAATCTGA